ATTGTTACTATCTGGTTTAAAGAATTCACCAACCAAGTTATCTTCAGAAGAGATCAACACTCTCTTAGAGACTGGACCCCAGCGAAACATTCCAGTGACTGCACCAACAGAGGTTGATACTGCTGGAATCACAGCAGTTAGATCAACTTCACTTACATTTACGCCTGGGGATACCTGAAAAGCCATGTAGTTTCTCCTTTACTTGGGTATATCATCAATTCTATTGTTATTTATAAGTTTTAATTCTTCATGTCAGAAATCAGCCACATCTACAACTTGAGGATTAAATTCTTCAGATCCGTCATCTATTATTCCGAATGGAGAGAGCTCTTCTTCTATTCTCTTACTATTTTCAGCAATTAGGACTTCTCTCATATTTATGTTTACGAGATCTTTGTAATATGCCTGGGTTGTAAGCCATGCAAATATAACCAGGCACATCACTAGATCATCGTGCATGCCTTCCTCTCCTGCATAGGAGTTTTTGCTCTGAACGAAGGAGGATAACTCCTCGAGAACGTCAAAGTCGTTAATGATAAGCTTATTAGACTCGATAATGGTCTTTAGCTCAGAACAGCCTATTCTCTTAGTCTGTGTTGTTGTTCTTACACCAAATTGAGAGTTTCTACCAAATCCACCAGAAATCTGCTGCCCTCTCTTCTGATCAGAAGAAGTCGAAAGCACGTTCTCATAGGCAAGGTCTGAATATAGAGTCTGTGCAATCATCTGTCCAATATCATTTAGCTCGACCAGGCAGAATGCATCATTATACTTCTTACATGCTCGATAGATGAAGTTTGGGAATATTACTGGAGAAACTATATTTGATCTATATTTACATACTACTTTATATGGAAGAGAGGTGACATCTATTATTAGAAATGCCGAGTAATCTCCATTCATTCCCCTTGCCGAGTCTACAATACAAATATATGTATTCTTATGTTGTTCATGTTCAAATATGTTAATAGAGTCAGTAGATTCAATTGGCTTAATAAATGGAATATTTCTTAAAATTACAGGATTGATTAGACTATTAGATCCACCAAGAAACTGCCCCTCGAATTCCTGTGAGAATTGTTGTTCAGAAGTATTACGAATAGTCTGATCTTTCCAGGCACTATCTCTTCCAGGAACTTCAGACCAATGGACCTCGACTGGAGTATAATCGTTATTTCCCTCTACGGCATCTGTCCAAAGTTTATAGAAGTGATTCATTCCATTTGGAGTAGATACAACAATAACCTGTGTATTTGAACCCGAAGAAATGGTAGGATATACCGAAGCGAAGAATTCATCGGCGATGTTGCGAGGAACGAATGCAAACTCATCGAGCATTAGACAATTCATTGAAAGTCCGCGAATTGCCGAAGAAGAAGTTGCCGAGGCTATAATCTTCGATCCATTCTCAATTTCGATATCACCTTTATTCCAAGTAACAATTCCTTGCTGAAGCCACTTAGGTAAGTGCTGATATGCGAGCTTTAGACGAGAAAGGAGTTCTCTTGCAGTCGATCCCTTATGAGCAAGAATGCCAACTGTCTGTGAATCGAAGAACAGTATCTTCCAAAGTAGATATGATATGACAGTTGTAGATTTTCCACTCTGACGAGGCATCTTCGTGATGACGAATCTTTTTGTAGAAAACTTATTAAGCATATTCCTTTGATATGGATATAGATCAAACAGAACAAGACCCTTATCGAGACTTACAATGTTAATGTAATTCTCGACAAAGTATTCTACTGATTCTTTACACTTGATATATTCAGATACCTGATCTTTGGTAAATGGAATCTTTACATTACTTGCTTTAAGAAGAAGATTCCCAAGATAACCACTCAACCCAGCCATTATATAATGTTCCTATGATTGATTATTTTTTAGATACTTTGAGAGTTCGGCAGTCGATCCAACAAATAGAGAATTATTTGTTATCGAAGGAGTCTGACTCTTTGTATCATCCTTATCTATATCTTTCTTTGTTTTGTGAAGAGACATTAAATCTTTATTGGCATCGGCAAGAGTCTTGATTATTTGTCCGACAATCTCAAATGCCCTGGGATGTTGACTTGCCTTGGCAATCTCAATCAACTCATCGAGGGCTTCGCTTCCCTTTCCGATAATGTCATGAAGATTTCCTCTTACAGTATCGAAATCGCTAGCAATGTCTGGAGAAGTTTTCGAGACTTCAGTTGGTGATTCTATGATCGTTACCGAGGGAAGATTAAATACATCATTTAACTTATCGTTCATTATCGCTCTCTTGGGATTCTGAACCACAATCACTCTCATTAAGCATACACTTCCGAGGACGCCTCTCTTCTGATTCAGGCTCTGGCTCCTCCTTCTCTCCACTTACATGTCCGAGCATTACGCCAGATAAAGTTCCTGTCAGAAATGTCGCAAGGGGAATGATTAGTTCAAAGAACTTTGAATCATTTGGAGACATACTATCCATGGGCTGCGTTACGAAGATCAGAGAATATAGTACGACGAATACAATTCCCACGAATGTCAATGCAAGGCAAACTCCAATAAATAATTTGAGGCGAACCATTAACTCTTCATTTGTATATTTCTCATTCATGATCAATTACTCCTTTGATTTCTGTAGTTCTTCTATTACTTTCTTACCGAGGACATTCTCTGGACAGTTTCTGTCGACAGTACAAATCGGTGGCTTACACTCAATATTTTTCCAATTACTTGGATCTTGACAAGGATATCTAAATCTCATTGGAATATCGCTAATTGTCATGATCATTACTGAACAGATTCCAATAAACAAAACTAAAAATAAAAGTATAAATTTATTCATGGCATTAATTCTCAACAATATCTGAGGCAATTCCATAGGTAGAATTGGCCGAGATAGAGGTATATGCAATAGAGGCAGATGAGTTGGTTGTCGGAGATCCATTTGCCAGAAGCCCAGGAGTCAAAGTAATTTTTATATTTGTAGGACCAGTCTGATCTGTTTTGGCAATAAAGAGATTGCTCGTTGCTTTCTTAATTATTGCCGTAGAGCTTACTGGACCAAATAGCATTGCTCTCATTGTAAAGTCAAGAGTCCAGATCAGTGCCTTCCGAGTCATGAAGTCTCCCTCATAGCTATCAGAAGAAGTTACAGAAGTTAGTGTGACGGGAGAGTCTATTTTATATCCAATACTTGGAAGGACTTTAATCGTTACGCCATAATCTGGTTTGAAGTATGGAATAATTTGCTCGACGATTTTTAGACCATCTTCGGCATTTCGAACATAGACATATAGCTGAAAATCAATGATATATGGAACGGGAGAATATGCTGCTCTGAACTTATTTACATCTGTAGCAGAGATTCCAGAAACCTTAATCGAAGAGGAGACTTTACGTTCAGTATCATATCTTAGTCCAAGCATTTCAAAGGACATTCTCGGAAAGGTTATTGCTGGATTTTGATTGTCGAGGACTGGATTCTGATCAACCCTAGCCATGACCTTGTCCTTTGCAGCATATGCCAACGGAACGGTAATAGACTGTATTGTAGTTCCCGAAGAATTTTCGCGAGTAATTTGAATGCCATCAAATAGACTTCCAAATGCAATTACATATTTCCTAAGAATTCCATTATAATATGATGAACCAATAGACATTTTTAAAGCTCACTAAATGGATTTGAAGCTGAAAAATCTACGATCCCAACTGATCCTATTGAGAAAACTGTATTGTTGGCGATATTATCATTTACGCCTATATCGTACTGTTCCTGAATAAGAGCCGAAGAATCCTCATGTACAATTCTATCTCCGTTTTGAGCAAGAATTTCAAAGACATTCGCAATCAATGAGTAATTGTCTTCGAGAGCATCGATGTCGGCGATTCCAGTATCCATAGCTTCTGAACTGTACTCGAACTTCTCACATTGTAGATCATAGGTATATAATGCTCCGAACTGATAGAATGGAACTTCATGTTCGACGAACTTAATTTCGAATATAGTATTTGCCTGTGGGTAATATACTAGATCACCTTCTCCTGGTCTCGGAGAGGTAATCGAGTATCCATTACCCGTTGCAGTTTCGGCAACAAGAGAAGAATTAGTATTAGAGTTTCTAAAGTATGGCTGTGATGTCAATCCATATTCAAAAATTATATTCGATCCAGTTTCGAGAAGAATCTTCTCGGACTTTATTTGCTCATATCTTCTTCGAGCAATTGTAAATGTAACCTGATCTCGCATTTCGAGACCAAACTTACCGAGTATATCACCTTCTCCGCCAAACCCAACGACATCTTTGACATAGACTTCGACCTGTGCTGCAGTTGTAAATTTCTTAAGAGAATCAGAGCCAAATAAAGTATCACGATTTACAAGAGTCTTTGGTAGATAATAGACATCGATTCCATGCATGGCGATAGACTCGACTACTAAATCTTCAGTAAGTCTTTGAGTCCCTCGATGATTTACATTTTGAAAGTATTTATTCGTAGCCATTTATTATTAACCCAGCATGTCAACGGCAGGAAGGCTGAATGTCGTAACCATCTTATTTTCAAGCTCAATTACCTCTTGATTCGCTTCATCCCAGATCTTCTGGCCGTTAAATGTTACATTACCTGGCATGGCAATACCATCGAACTTCTTAAGATTTTCTCCCCACTGCTTCTTAATTAGTGCCGTTGCATATTCGAGAAGAAATCTATCTTTATAGACATTGTTATAGGTTTCTGGATCGAGATAGCTATAGCACTCGACGATGACAAAATTTCCTTCAGTGACCTTATCCCAATCAACATCAAGATGAAGTGTGTCAGTGTGTCGATTAAAGCGAATTTGTGGATGTCCAACGAACATTGACTCGAGGAAAGAAATATGTGTCATTGCCAGATAATATGGAATTACAGATGTCCTTGTTAGATCATATAGATCATTAAGTGACATCTGATAGCGAATATTAAATAAATTATTAGTATTCAGAGAAGAACCAATGTCAAATACTGCAACGACTCCTATGATCGCATCTGAAAGCGGAACAGACTTCGAAGCAATGTTTGCAGCGGTAATTTCATGTTTGAGATAGAGCTTCTCGACACCATCATGATGATAGTCTCTATAGAAGTTGAGAGCATCGTCGATTCTATCCTGAATCTGCTCTGGATCGACATTGACTTGAATTACAGGTTCTCCGAGCCTACGAAGACAATACTCTGCAAATTCTATTCTGGAAGTAGGTAGTGCCATGGTTCTTATTCTCCAATGATATCATAATATTTATATAACTCTAGATTGTTATATTTTCAGTCTAACACTATAGAACTTATAGAATAGGAACCAGATACATGTTGTTAAAGAGAATACCAGATTACCGAAATCTGAAGAAAAGATAGCCGTTGCCAGGAAGAATAGAAAGAATATCACGCCACATACTGATCTTTCAAATATTTCAGAGTCTCTATATTTCGTCTGCATAGAATAGATTACCATGACCGCAACAAACATCTGAACTAATGTGTTAACGCTTTCGAGAGTCATTTTGTCTTTCTCCAGGACAGAATGGTCTGGCTTAATGATGATAATGGAGTAGAGATCCTCGAAAGGAATGGATATGGACTATGTGAAAAGCTATTCGAGAGAGAGTATATTCCATTGACTATGTTCATTCCAATTACACCGAGAAGGAATGCAATGCCATTTTGACCTTCAGAAGAAATGTCAAAGTAAGATACAATAAGTGGAGTGCAATAGATTGAAGAAAAGAATCCAGAGATTAGAGAGATCATTGCACGGATTGGAGTAAGTCCCTTGGTCATTATTAGAGACAATAATGCTCCAACGATAGCTGCAATCGCAACGGGAGCTTTGATTCCGAGAATTCTAAGGATTTCTGTATCTGGGTTCATTCCGAACCTAACGAATTAGCCATGCGAGGATATTCCTTCTTATTTTCATGACTAATGGCGCACATCACCGCTTATTTAGTATTTTTTATCTATAGGGGACATCTCCAGCGTCTTAGAGATGCAGCTTTACGAGTGGGTCTGCCCTTTTCGTCTTTCATTGGCCCTGGCATGCCGCTCATTCGAGCACAGAAAGATTTACGTCTTTTTGCAGCACTTGATCCTCTTTTTACCTTACCAGTTACGGCAGTTTGAATACCGAAATGCTTTGCACCCTTACGAGTAAGACCTGCTCCAGACTCAGTCGAGCGATAGTATCCCTTAGAATCTGCGCCACGTTCAGTAATAATTGAATCAACTTCTTCATTCTTAGGTTTCTTACCAGCTTTTTTTATGGCAATAGCAATTGCTGCTTGTTGAGCAGGATTTGCTGCTTCAGGTACACAGTTTGGTACCATTTTTGTACCTTTCTTTTTCACACCAACTTGCTTATACCCACTCCAGCATGCCTCTAGAATTTCTTCATCCATATTTTCACCATACATTGCACGATACTTTAATGTATGTTTGCTTGGTTTCGTTTTAGCGTTTGCGTCTCCAGGTGCTGGTGTATATGCGCGTGGGTCACTATCACTTAATTTATCAGCTTTAGCAAAGTGTGCTGCTCTTGCTTTTGCTGTTGAAGGAGAAAGACCAGCAACGTATTTCTTTGGCAGACCAGACTCTTTATCTTTTGCTACTCTTAGAAGCTCG